TTGCATTAAAGCTGATTTTCCGAATCTTTTTTAGTTTGAACTGAAAAATGTTCACTAATTAAATTAGCCTAGATTTATCGCTATCTATATTGGATAAAACGCCGAAGTGTGTTAAAATATTTTTATTAGAGCCTATAAAGCCCATGGTTAAGCCATTCTTCAAATCATGGTCACTATTATGGTCACTATTGATTCAAAAGACACCTATTGATGTACTTATAGACACTATCCTCATCTATAAGCCACCTTTTGCCACATTTGAAACCCGACAAGCATTTAGACCTCACGAGCAGGTAAATCTTGTCGGGTTTATTTTGTCTTAGAATCTTAGCTGCTTCTTGGGCAGTTATAAGCTTTACTTTATCAGCCATTTGTGTTGTACCATAGCACCCTTAGCTTTACCATCTGTATCTACAAGTACAGTAAGCTCTAGTGCTTTATCAGCCTGATAGTTCCTTTGGATAGAGATAGGAACATATGCACGTTCATTTACATAAGACACACCAGCACCCAGCTCCCAAGAGGGGCGCAGTTTAGACAACACAGGAGTGAGGTCTACAGTCTGTTCTACAGTAGCCTTTACTCCCGGTGGTGCATCATCAGCAGAGCCACTAGTGCTATCAGGTTGATTAATAGTACCAGCAGTTCTTTTAACAATCGGCACACTCACTTTCTCGCCATTAATAACAGCGACATATTTGTTAGACAACACCAAGTCCTCTTCTTTGGGGTTGTCTTTGGTCTCAGCATGGATTCCTGTGGTAGACAAAAGTACACCCTTGGAATCTGAGCTGGACGGAAGGGGTTCTGAAGCTTTGTTGTCTCCTCTTAGATATAAGTAGCAGCAACCAGCTCCAATAGCAAAGCTCAGTAAAAGAGCGATTATATTCTTAGTTCTCGTGGTAAACATAGCGTTACATACCTATAATGGTTTGCAGCAGACTGTTTGCAATCTGCAAGAAACCAAGTAGCGGTCTATATTCAGGATTGAACGATGAGGATAGCGTATCCACGAACCACAAGAAGACAAACAGGGGGATGGATATTAAAAGACCATAGAGGAAGAAGGTCTTTAGTTTCATTAAGGTTTCTTTCATGGTATATAGTCTCCTTTAAGAAGGTTATTTAAGGTAATAATAAAAAATACCCTAAGGAATCCTTAGGAGGTATAGGAAACCTTAGGGTATCTATAAGTATCTATTAATTAGGTTTATTAGTAATAATAACAACTACCCTTAGGTATCTATAGTCTCTATAGTACCAAGGGTATCTAAGGGTTACATATGGAATCATATAAGGTCATATGGTATCTATAGTAACTATAAGGTATCTATAGTTATCTATAGGTATAATATAATGTCCCTTTCCTACTCTTATCGAGTATGTGACCCATTAGTTTCACAGGTTTATATGACCCATTAGCTATAAAAGTTATCAACCACAGTAACACCCCCAAATTGTGGTTGTCTTTTTCTATAGCGTTCCGGCACAAGCTCAGGATTATATTCTTTGTGTAAGACACCAAAGTCAGAATCCCACCATTTCATAAGCTGTTCTTCTTCAAGTTCATCAATGCCCTGTTGAGCATCCCTGTCTAAGCTTTCTAACCAAAAGGCAACAGCCATGGTTACAGCATCAAGCCTATCATCATGGGCAAGTGCACCTTTATCTCTAGTGAGCCTTGTGAGTTGATAGATTAAAGAATACTTTTGGTCATTCTCATACACCTTATAATCATCATAGATAACAGAGGTATTTACGATGAGCTTATGGCGCATCATAACAGGTTCAAGGGTATCAATGATACGAGCTTCTTTCTGCTTGTTGTTCTTGACTTCTGTGTAGGTGCAAGGGTGTACTTTATTCAGCACAGGCTTAAAGAGCTGCCCCCACATACCATCACCAAAGTTGGCTTCAGAGACAACATCATTCACACCCCAAAACTTACACTTATTAGCTAAGATATTGAGGGTATCATCACCATAGCCATCACGATAGCCACCAACCTCCATGAGGAACAGGTAACCATTGAGTATTTTGATAACAGCATAGGCAAGCTCATCCGCACCACGTCCTGAGGGGTCAATAGCCATTACAGTACCTGTATATTTAGCAGTCTCTTTAGACCTGTCAAAAGGGGCATAGAAGAAGTCACCTTTAAGGGCAGTACAGGGTACATCCTTTAGTCGCTGTTCATAGCCACTTGCCCATGACCACTTCAGGGATGCTTCATCCATATCAAGGTCAGCTACAATAAAGTCAGCTACTTTGAGTGGATACTTTTCAGCATCAGAGAGGTTTGTGTCAAGCAGAAACTGCAAGGCAAAGCCAGCTTTACCATAGGACAGCCTACGTTTAAAAATCTCTTCATCATTGAAGCGTAAAGGGTCAGTAGGTTTACCTGCTAATGTAGGGTCTTTATCAAGAGCATCAGCAATGAAGGTATGCAACCTGCTGCCATAATTATCACGAGCCTTTTTATCCTCAGGGTAAATAACAGGGATAATGGTGCAGGAGTAGCCACGATTTTGCAATTCATTATAAAGAGACATCTCGCATTGTGGTGTCCCTAAGTAGACTATCTGACCATTAGGTTTAAGGATGGAATCAAATTCCTTAACTGCTTCACTCAGCTTATCTCTCTGTACCTGCGTTGCAGAGTTTGAGGGAATCTCAATATCATCAGCAATCAGCAGGTCAGCACGAGAGCCTGTAATCTGACCATAGATACCAACAGACTTTACAGAAGGGGAGATGTCAGGAACAGCAGGGGCGACATCAAACAGGTTCATGGTGTCTCTGTTACCTTTGGTTGTATCAGGTCTTAAATGCTCTAAAAAGGGCAAGACATTAAGGATACGCTTAATAAAGACAGCGTTGGCATCTGCACGTTCCTTTGAAGCAGACACAATCTCTACTTTAATCTGAGGGTTATTCCATAAGCTCCAGCCAGCAAAGGCACAAGTAATAAAGCTCTTTGCAGCACCACGGAACGCTTCAAGAATAATGCGGTCACTAGGGGGATACTGCAAGTAATGTGCCATTGCATATTGAATAGGGGTGGGTGGAGGAAGACCTATCATTTTCCACAAAATAAAAAGGAAGACCCTGAAGTCTTCCTTAGCTTTAGCAACCTGTTCATCTGTCCATTCAGACATTAGCTCACCTGCCCATCAAAAGCAAAGGTAGGAATCTCTTCCACTACCTTCTGTATCTTTTGTACCCCTTGGGTTTCGGGGGTGGTCTGTAATTTATTTTGCTTTAAGAACTCACGCACCTTAGCAAGAAAAGCAGGGTTGCGACGTAGCTCAGGGTCATCAAGACCCTCTAAAAGGGCATTGACTTCACCTATAGCAAGCTTATCAAGTAGTTTCTCATCTATCTGCATAGTTTATCACTCCTTTGTATTCATAAATCAATTCTCACATGATTGAGAGGGGTTGGGAGTGCTATTTGAGCATTGAAACACTCCCATAGGTATAATTACATAGGCAAGAAAATCCAATCGTTCAGATAGCCTCTCAGACGTTACTGAGGGCGTTTTAACTTCTTGCCTTTTAATTCTTCAATGTAATCTGTTTTATTGATATCCACAAGACATACATCATATGTCTTAGATAAGGCACGGATAGCAGCAGCAGTTCCTTTACCAAAACGGAAAGACCACAGAGGGCACTTGCAGATATGGCAATCACGGATGTTATCAGAAGTACCTGCACAGTCCATGCATTTTAAACGGATAGCACGAGTGAGTGAGGGGTTCTTAATATCAGCGATATACACTTTTTTAGCCATGGAAGTCACCTCCTAAATGAATAAAGCGGTCTCTAATTTCCTCAGTGCGCCCCTGATTCCAAAATTGCGAACCTAAATCTTTTATACCGATGGTTTCCCATTATTTAAAACGGAATAGACTATACCATACACTATCCTTTAAAGTCCACTTACAAGTCTGCATGTCTTGTCATCAGCAACAGATGCTTTAAATTCATAGAGTATTCAACATTTTCTTTGGTTGTTACCCATTCTAAATTAGATGCTCTGTTATCTGCACGATTACAATTTTTGTGGTTAATAACTCTTTTATTATGAGGATTAGGGATAAAATATTGCCCTACTAATCTATGCACATATAGGTCTTGTCTTTTATTGGTAACATTGTTTCGAGCATAGATTCTCATATAACCATTTTTAGTTGGGCGTGGGGTAATAGGATATAAGGGGACAGTTTTCCCTTTATGCCTATTACCTTTACCTAGATTGCAGAATATTGTGCCATTATCTGACACAAAATAGCCTTTGAAGTTTTCTATTTCTTTAAGTATCATAATTCCTCCCTTAGAGGATAGTGTCCCTTATTATAGTCGTTGAGCGTCCCTCTACTAGAGAGGTTTCGTTGCGTTTGATTGTCCAATCTGTAAAGTTTTTACTATACCTGTTCCGTTACTAACAGCCATCATGTCTGTCACCAGCATGACTTAGTATTTACAGCTCTAAGGAGTTTCCCGCAGTTTAAAGGGTTTAAAGTGGACAATTATTTATCCACAGGTTCTACGCGTCACGTTCATCTTGGTTTTGTCTCTGTTACCACAATTTGGGCACTCCCACTCCAATCTACCATTATCTGTGATAATCTTAATCTCACCATCATATCCACAGACCTGACAATAGTCACTCTTGGTATTCAGCTCTGCATACATAATGTTGTCATAGATAAATTGAATAACAGCCATAACCGCATCAATGTTTTTGGTCATATCAGCGCACTCAATGTAACTGATTGCACCACCCGGACTAAGTAGTTGGAACTCAGATTCAAATTGCAGTTTGGTGAAGGGGTCAATAGGTTCACGGACATTCACATGATAGCTATTAGTGATATAGTCATGGTCAGTGACTTCCTTAATCACCCCAAAGCGGTTACGAAGACACTTAGCAAATTTGTATGTGGTGGTCTCCATAGGAGTACCATAGACACTATAGCCTAAGTGCTCCTTAGCTTTCCATTCAGCACACTTATCATTAAGATGTTGCATAACAGAGAGTGCAAAGGGTTTCACAGCCGGGTCAGTATGGGATTTACCGAACAGTGCCATGCAGCACTCATAGAGACCTGCATAGCCAAGGGAGATAGTGGAGTACCCATTCTCCAATAATTTATCAATCTTCTCCCCCTTCTGCAGGCGAGCAATAGCTCCATACTGCCAATGGATAGGGGAGACATTGGAGATTGTACCTTTAAGATTTTGGTGTCTTACACGCAAGGCTTTGTGGCACAGCTCTAGACGCTCATCAAGAATAGACCAAAATTTATTTTTGTCTTTATCAGCAGACAGCGCAACATCCACAAGGTTGATGGAGACAACACCCTGATTGAAGCGACCATAGAATTTAGCTTTGCCATTCTCATCAAGATAGGGTGTCAAGAAGCTTCTGCATCCCATAGGAGGGTAGCAATGCCCCACACCATCTTCGGTCTTCTTATTCTTCAGCATAATCTTCTCAGACAAATAGTCAGGTTGCATACGCTTAGCAGTACATTTAGCGCACATCTCTGTAAGGTAATAATAGGGAGTACCCTTACGGATGTTGTCTTCCTCTAAGACATAAATCAGCTTAGGAAAAGCAGCAGTAATCCATGCCCCTTTTTCATTCTTGACACCTTGATAGCGTTGGTGAATGATTTCCTCAATAACCATAGCGAGGTCTTTCTTTTCCTGCTCATTCTTAGCTTCATTGAGGTATAGGAATAAGGTAACAAAAGGTGTCTGACCATTGGATGTCATAAGGGTATTAATCTGATATTGCATTGTCTGTACACCCTTAGTGATTTCAGCTTTCAGTCGCTTTTCTGTGATATAGTCTAGGTCTGTCTCACAATACTCAGCCTGAATATCTTCTAGCTCCTGCTTAACTTCTTCTCTAATTTTTTGTCTAGAGATATTGATAAATGGAGCTAAATGTGCTACCGACACACTTTGTCCACCATATTGGTTAGAAGCAACCTGTGCCATAATCTGAGTAGCAATATTGCAAGCAGTAGCAAAGCTGTGTGGCTTCTCAATCATCGTGCCATTAATTACAGTGCCATTTTGCAACATGTCTTCCATATCTAACAGGGCACAGTTGTACATCTTTTGGATAGCATAGTCCATATCATGTACATGGATGATGCCCTCTTTATGTGCTTTCATTACATCCGGAGGGAACAACAGCTTTTCAGAAAGCTCTTTAGATACCATACCTGCCATATAGTCACGTTGAGTAGACAGGATAACAGGGTTCTTATTAGAGTTCTCCTCATTCACATCTTGGTTGCTAAGGTTAACAATTTCAAGCACTTCACTCAAAGCACCTTTGGTATTACGGATAAGCTCACGTTTATAGCGGTAACGCACATACTCTCTAGCTACCTCAGGATAGTAATTCAGCATAAGCTCAGTTTCTACAATATCCTGTATCTTCTCCACAGTTAGTGTTTCTTTTTTTGCCATCTTTTCAACAACATCAGCAATAGCATTTTTTGTCTTTGAAGCAACGAAGCCAGCCTTAGAGATGGCATTAATGATTTTCTCTTTATTAAAGTCTACGAGAGACCCATCACGTTTCTTAATTTTCAAATCTATATAGACCTCCTTTAAAAATAAAAAAGAGGGAGACTAAGCTCCCTCGTAAATCTTACCAACGTGCAGTATAACCACGGACATCCACATGGACACCCCAGCTATAAATACCAATACCATCAGCACCAGCAGCTACCGCAGCATCATACAGTGTCTGTAACATAACACCATCAGGGCATTGCACATCTGCAGCAGTTCCATAGATGTGCTGGCTGTTAGACACACCACCTACCTCAGCATTGTGGGTAGGGCAACGATAACCACAGGACAGCACTAAAGGCTTACCGATGATAGCACGCATACGCTCTAATACTTGTACAAGCCGTGGGTTGATGTCAGCACCATTGTGGAGACCACCACAGCCACATTTACAGGCAAATTCACTAGAATCAAAATGAGCAGATAATTTCACTTATCACATTCCTCCTTTTTAAAAAAGGTCTTATACAGTAAGACCCAAATCTGAATCAAGACATACATAATGGTGACAATATACACCCAATCAGATAGGGGAATACCCATGAGGGATAAGGTGGAGACACCAATAGGAGGGGTTGTCTTTACAATTTCATTGTCCATAATATCCTCCATAATAAAATAAAAGAGGGTCAGCTTCTCAGCCAACCCTCGGTACATTACGCAGCAGTAGTGGTAGTAGCAGGTACCTTAAGTTTCAGATAGAGGAGTTCTCTATCTTTGTCTGCCAGCTTATCACGCAGAGCTTGCATAGTGTTGCAGGTAATCAGAGCACGAGTTTTCTCACCTTCCTCATGGATGGCGGTGGTAACCTTACAGGTGTTTGCAGCACCCTCAAAGCGCAGGGCATCAATGTTACGATTGATACTCTCACCAACACTAGCTACTTTGTATCCGGTTTCTTTTTCGTTCATACCTACAGTGTAGAAGCCGTCACACAAACCACTTTGGATACCACGCAGACTAGCTTTGATGTCTTGGTTGTCTAAACCATCTGCCAATTCTGCACGAGTTACAGTGCCTTGGAAAGCAGAACCATTACCACCCCAGCCACCGAAACCACCAAAGCCACCACCAAAGGCAGCTAAGAGGATAAGGTAAACAAAGGGGTTATTCCACATCTCATTACCATTAGAACCTTGTTTGGCGAGCATCAGGGCATCACCGAGACCTACGCCAGCATTAGCCATTTCCATTACTTTTCAACTCCTTTTTGAACTTGGTTGATGTATGCTTTACCTGCATTGATGTCTTCATCAGACATGCCACGCTTACGAGCTTCCTCCTCAACCATTGCTAACAGTTCAGGGGAAACCTGTTTTAAGGCTTGCATCATCATCATTTGCATAAGTTTGTTTTGGTTCATATTATATTGCATAGTGACTAGTCACCTCCTGCTATTATGATAACATGAATTTAAGAATTGAAAGTTGTAACTAAATGACTATAAAGTTACTTGAAAAGGACAAGATATACTTTGTCATATATTTGTCTTAAGGCACGTTTGATACAAGACACATCTTCATGGTACTCCATAGCAAGCTTTTGTTGCGAGTAGTCCTTAAGGATAGTTTTGTCGAGTATGTCTTGCTGTTTTGGTGTGAGCTTAGCTTCTGTTGTGATTGTCTTGTACTCAGTGAGAGTAGAGGACTTAAGCCAAGCACGAGCCTTTTTACGATTCTTTTCCATGATAAAATCCTTTCTGCCCACCCAAAACCACTAAAGGGAAGACAACAACCCTGTCTTTTACTTAATTAAAATAAATTGATAGCTTCAACTTCTTCTTTGGTTGTAGCGGTTTCCACTTTTTCTTTAGCTTTTCTATAAGCTGTGTGGAGCTTGTCGCTTCTCAATGCCACCTGTGCAATGATAGCACGCAGGTCAGATGCAGTTACTTTCACATCTTGATTATCTGCCGTAGTCCAATCTATTGTAGCTCCTTCGCCTTGCAGTTCCAGCGCAATAATAGCTGCATTAATGCGGTCACGTGCTTTCTCATCATAGTCAAAAGAGTAGCCTTGGTAGGAGATAGGCTCTACCTCTTTGCTGTCTCTCTCAGCTTTAAGCTCTGCGATTTTGGCAGGCTTAGCAGCTGCAAGCAGCTCTGCATCGGTAGGAGCTGGCTTTGGATAGACCGAGCCGTCATCAGCGATGAGATACTCGCCATCGCCGTTGCCGATGAGCTTGTTAAAATCATCATGATTGACGATTACATAGCCTTGTTTAAGCATCTCAGCAATTTGCTCTTCGCTATGCTCAACTGCGAGCTTTGTGTTTTTTCTCTGTCCTGCTTCTGGCAGGACGAGATATTGATTTACTCTTTGGTCATTCATGTTTTTTCCTTTCTACGCCCTTCGAGGCGGTTTTAGATTAGCAGTGGGGAGTTGTTACTGAAGAGGTAACAGCAACGCTGTTCCCTTTAGCTTTTGCAGTTACGTGTACATCGGTCGTAATGACTGCTGTATCAGCAAGCGGCGCAGGCGGTTGGGCTGCCCCTATAAATACCCAAAATATAACAACAACATCGTTTGCGCTGAGAACGAGAAGTAATTGGGCAGTCGGCGATACTGCAAGATATATAGCTGTAGGTATGTAGCAGTGCTTTAAGCGGTGCGCTTTGGGTAAAGCCTAGGCTTTGCCAATGGATAACCACCAAAAGCCAGCGTAGCCGTTACCACTATCGTAAGAGCCCGCTTGAAACGTCTTGTTGGTCACGTTTGAGACGTATTGGCAATTTTGAGAGCCCGAGCAGCCATAGTTATTTTCTGTGCGTGCCACCGCTATCGCTACATATGTCACGGATGTAGCTATAGGCAGTGTTATGGTAACATTACGCGTGCCGGTCGTATAAACTCCCCACTGCAGAATTAGCCCATTGCTAAATTTAACATAGCCGTTCTGCTCTAATAAGGAGGCGACGATGCCGTTATTTGTATCCTGCGTATCAATGCTAAATTTTGTATTATCCTTTTTGGTAAACGTTATTGTTTTACCGCTTACGCTTGCGTTAACGATAGCATCTAATATACCAAGATTACTCAATGCGCTTATAGCGCTTGTTGCGCCAGTGCCACCTTTTGCAATAGGCAAAGTACCATTAGCATCCTGTGGGAAAGCCATAAAGGTACTTTGAGTTCCATTTGACTTCGTTACTGTAACTGTACCTTTATCCTCTGTAATATTTACAACAGGATTTCCTAAATTCACAGCAGTATCTTTCGCTTCATCCCTTGCATCCTTAGCTTCTTCTGCCCATGTCTTAGCAGACTTAGATGTTGTATAGTCGGGACTGTCGGTAGCTTCTGCCCACCGCTTAGCTAAATCTTTAGAATCACTAGCAGCTTCTGCATATTGCTGTGCTTTTAACTTTTCATCTTTAGCAAGTCCTGCTTGTCTAGTAGCTTCATCTTTAATTTTAGTATTCTCTGTTACAAAGCCACCTTGTACAGTTTCCATGTATTTCTTGGTTACAACATCCTGTGCTTCTGTAGGGTCAGCAACATTTGACACACGGCATTTACGTCCTTGCCATCCACCACTTTCCTCATCAAGTACAATAGAATTAGTCTTAGACCAATCACTCGCTTCCTCTAAAATATGCAACTGCTGCACTGCTGCAATCGTCATATCTATAGCCTTCAGGATACTTGCATCTGCCCAAGACACCAATCGAGTGGTAGGGGTGTTACGATAGATACGCACCACAGCATCTTTAGCTGGGGCAGCATCAAACATAACCATACGATTACTTATAGTGAATCCCTCGGAAACCTCTGCATCATTAACAGCCACATGGACAAAGGATGGACGCAAATAATCAAAGGGAACAGAGAAGTTTGTTTGAGAACCATCTGCTGTGTAAGTAATAGATGTAGCCAATTTAATAGCTATATTAATCATCTCCTTTACAAAAAATAAAAAGACCACTAGCTCTAAAAGAGCCAGCGGTCACCAATTCAATTTATTATCTCCTCATCTGAGGAAAATTATCATAAAATTTTTGTTTGTCTGCATACATTGCTTTTTCGGCATATGCTGTGATTTCCGCAATATCTGAGAAGACACCAGCAGAGTAGCCTAAAGCAGCTAGGGGATAAAACACTAGGGATTAGTTATAATTATAGTTCCAATAACCACAACCCCCTAAAATAATTAGAAGAACTATGATAGCTTCGATGATTTTAGTTTTTATAGGCACTTCTTTATTAAGAAGTACCTGCTTTATCAGTACATCATATAACATGTAGAGGATACCTAGAAGCAGTCCAAAAGCACCACATAGCCAAATTATACCTTCTGCCATATCAAAAATAAAACCTATTACCTGCATAGATATATTCACCTCTCTGCTATTAATTATAGCACATTATTCAGGCGATTGTATATATTTGTAATTAAGATATTTCTTATTGGCAGTTCTGAAAATAATATTTTGCTTTTTGTTAAGCTCATCCAGCTTAATACGCTTGGTGTCTGCATCCATCTTTTTGTCTGCATACAGCTCCCTGATAGCTTTGGACACCTTCATAGCATCTGCTTTAGCCTTACGCATACCTTTGAGTTCTTTGCTAACCTTAGCTTTTTTACCTTCAAAAGAAGCATCAGCATATTTAGTCTCTAATTTATCAAGACCATTAAAGAAGACATCCTTGCTACGTGATGTACCTGTACCCTCAGTGTATGTAAAGCGACTATATTCAGTCCACTTTCTACTAGGAGTGACCTCATCTTTAGCCATCATATTGACCGCACCCATAAGGGCATAACCCATAGAGCCTGTGAGACCATAGATTGTGTTGTCTATCTTGATAGGTGAGAGGTTAGTTGCCTGACCAATCCAACGTGCTGGCATAGAGGTATATTGATTGTATTGGTTCTTAGGACTAAGCTTTTCAAGACGTTGGTCAACTAAAGGACGATTACGATACATAGAGTGATTTGTCTGCCATTCATAGAATTTCTCAATGATAGGGGGTGCACCGGAAGGAGCAAGGTCTTTGATGAGCTTATAGACAGCATCAGCAATAACCTGCTTATCTTCACCCTCAGACATAACATCTAATAACCTTTCAGGTATTGAACCAGCTAGTTGCCCGATAAATTGTGGTTTAGGATAATCGTAGATAGTGTCACCTATTTTTACATACCACGCTTTATTCTTCATTTCCATTGGCATATCTTTATACCAATCTTCATCCTTATTCCAATACCATAATAACAGGGTGGGGAACAGTACGTGTTCAGCCATAGCAAGACCAACACTAAGAGGGTTTTTAGAAAGCTCTCTTGCTGCTTTTAAAGTACCCTGAATAGCTGCATTGGCAAAAGGAACATGACGATTAATTGATTTAACAGCAGTACCACTTTTCATAAAGTTTAAGGTGCTATCAGAAGCAACCATAGCAGCTTCAATGGTAGAAGCACCACGTCCTTTAGCACGTCGATAGAGTGCCATACGTGGCAGTTGTTCTGCTGCTTCACCAAACATTACATTCCAATGCCACAACATCCTAATAGGATATAAGGCTTTATCAAGAGCAGAGTTACTGATTTTAGGGTCTACAATCTTTCTGAAGTCCTTATTAATCTCTTGAATAGAACCTAAGCGTGTAGTCATAGTAATACCATTAGACCTAAACTCTCTTTTGTATTGTCTAAGCAGAGCACGTTCTCTGTTGTTGCGGATGATAAGTTTACCAAAAGCATTGTCACTATTGAGCATCTGTAATCCCTGCCAAAAGATTTTCATAGGAGCAACAAGGGGAATATGGGAGATGTTACGTCCATCAGCGTTCATAATGGTTGCTTCAAGAATATCTTTACAAAGGTTAGACATAGCGAACATAGGAGTACCTGTAGCACCAATACGTAAGCCTGTTGCAGCACCTCTTGATATTTTCTCAATAATACTGAGCTTAGCTGCACCCATATTACCATCTTCAGAAGTCATGGCTTCATAAAGACCCTTCATCATACATTGATAATATTTAGGCTTGCCTTTTTCATAGACAGTAATAATTTGAGTAGCATGTTTATACTTGCCTTCTGCTACAGGCATCATAAGGAAGTGACCACTGTCCCTCTTAGCTAAATCAGCAAGGGCAAGACCAACACGATTACGTTCCACTTTGAAGACAATACTTTGCATATTCTTCATAGCCTGTACCATAGGGTCTTTGATAATACGTTCAGAACCCTCAACAGTCATAGCCTTATGGGATGCAAAGAAGTCACTAGTACCCTCAATCTCAAATGAACGTGACATAGGGATATATTCAGGGTACTTCTTTAAGAAAGTGTTAGCAACCTTTGCAGGAATAATCTGTCCGGCAACAGCAATTCGTAACACATTCTCATTCCATTGTTTCCAAAGATTAGAAGCAACTTTCATCTCAGGTAGTTCCTCTGCTTTAGTAATGATTTTATTACATTCTTCCAAAGTGTGTGTTGTCTTACGTCCTGTTGCCATAACTTCTAATTCGTGCTTAGCAGTTTGGTAAGTATTAAAGGCTTCATAAAAATCCTTATACTCAGTGTCTTTGAGCCACTTTTGGAGTTCAGCACCACGTTTGCCCTGTGTATCCAAAGGCTTCAAGATGTCAGTAGCCACAACATTATTGAGAGCAACATTGAATTTTGTTTGCATCATCTTAATGGCAGCTCTAGTGCCTAGATTATTACCATTCAGGAGACAGCCAACAGTATCATTACCAGCTTGCTTTGCATACTGTGCCAAGACAGCAGGGTCATTCTCCATAGCTACCTTTACACCTTGGTTGTCTTCATAAGCTCTTACACTCTCGTCAAGGTCGGCATACTCCCATGCAAAACGCTTTTTAGTAGCTGTCCATGTGCCAACAAGTTTATCAATCTTTTTACCAAGTTTCTTGTCTGCCCAATGGAACATACCAGCAGCTTTGCTGAAGTCAGACTGAGAACCCCATCGGCGCACCTGTTGTCCTAAAAGGTTCATTTGTGCCTGATAGAATCTATCACTTGCAATAGCCTTTTCAAATTCAGCATGGGCAAGAGGGAAGTGCTTTTTAGCCATCTCAGGGTTGACGCAGTATTCATTCATAAATGCAGCACGTCCTTCTTCTACATAGGTAGCATAGTTTTCCGGGGCATATCTATTACCATACTCACCATGTTGCCATATGGAAGTAGCACCATCATAAAGTTCTTTTTGAACTGCTGTATCTTTACCCCAACCAAATTTATCAGACAAACCATGACCGATTTCATGGCAGATTACAGACCATGCACGGAAACCACGGATACGAATACCTTTACCATGGGGCATAAAGTAGCCTAAGGTTCTATCACTATCAGCTAAATCCAATCTACCGGGGCGAATAGGGAACATAGCTTTGGCTGTTTCCCATATATCCTCTGCACTCACAGGATGAGGGTAAAGGTTATCTTTACTATATTCAAGCTTATCACCATGAGCACCCTGCATGATTTCAGGGGTTTGGCGAGCTTCGAGATGGTCTTTAGCTAACTGATTAGCAATAGCATCCTGTTGCATCTGCTGTTCAGGCATTTGCTCAGGATAAGCTTTTTCAGCGGTTGTCTTGGGTTCACGTTTCGTAACCTGAGCAGGTGTAACCATATCCTCATAGTCAGTATCAACATCCCATACATTCTCACGATGCTGCTTACGATGCTTACGTTTCCTTTTATTCTTCTCTTTAGTAGGAGAACCTAACTTTTTGTTTGTCTCATCAACCTTAGTCTTATCAGCCAAAGGCTCAGTAGCAGGGTTTGTCTTTTCAGACACAATCTCTGCATCTGTGACAGGGTTTGTCTTTTCAGACCAATCAGCTTTGGCAAGCTTTTTAGCACCAATAGCAGTATCGGTCAAAAATTGGCTAACAGCAAAACGAGCAGGATGTTCTGCTGCGTAATTACGTACATTCTCATCCATAGCAAGAACTGTACCTGCTGCAATACCACTACCCACAAAAGGGGTAGTCATAACCTTAGAGACTTTAGGGGCAGCCTTAGATAAAAGACCACCCACGCCATGTGTCATAGAAGCTGCCACAGTACCTGCCAACATAGGGAGTAGGGATGCTTTGGCTTGGTCAGACATCTCAGGGGCATTTTCAATCTCCTGTGCTTTCTGCATCTCATGTACCATGATAGGGACTTGAACAGCCAAAGGAATCCAAGGACTAGCAGCACCTGCTACATCACCTATGAGAGTAAGGGGGTCTTTGGTAGCCACATAGCGAGCATCATCCACAGCATCCTGCAAAGCCTGTGCAACCTTTTCTTGGGCAGGAGAGGGGGAAGGTGCATCAACGTCAGGTAAAGACATATCATCAATAGCATCGAAATTACCTGTTTTATAGGCTTCACCAGCAGCCACAGCAAGCTTCTGACCTGCTTTGTCCATGTCTCCAATCCATTCAGTAACACTCTCTGCTAAATCATGCAAGGGGTTAACTTTGGTATTAGAGAGCTGTTCTTGTCCTTTGGCTTGTAAATCAACACCGCTGACATAATCATCATCCATCTTATGCCATGCATCATACATATCAAATTTAGCCATAATTCCTCCTATTCCCCTCTAGCATCTGCTAACATATCATTTATATTACCTTCAGCACCAAAGACATCACGTAAAACTTTGTTTACATCAAGACCTGCTTGTTGTGCAAGAACCTCAACTCTGCGGTGAATTTGGTCTTCATCTAAAGGAACACCTCTATCATCAGTAGGGTTACTATTGACTAAGATTTTTAATTGAGCTATCTGTTGGTCATAATCTGAAAGAGTAGGGGTATCATTTGATGGGTCATAGTTTGATGTAGAGGTAGACTGTGTTGTCTCCTGCTCACTAGGGATATACCCACGTTTCTTTTTAAACTCTAGCAAGGCATTAAGTCTTGCTGTAGCTCTATTGGCTCTCTTTTGCAAAGCCTTGTATTCATCAGAATCACCATCAACATCAGGGTCTTGATAAGCTTTATACCACTCAGCATATGTCTGAGTATCTTTAATATATTGATAGCCATTTTCATATGACCAAAAATGTTTAGCTTCTGCATCATTACCATAGCCTTTAGCTGACTGCCGTGCTTGACGTGTGATGGTACGAATCATAGTAGCCTTAGTTGTCCCCGGTAAATTAGAGCTATTGATAATTTGCATCTGTTCACTTGGGTCATTGGTTTGTAAAAGAGCCATATTGATTCTGTCTCTTTCATCTGCATCTCGTTGTGCCTTTACACGCTGAGCCTGTGCCTGTTTAGCATAGATAGCCTGACGTATTTTATTGACACGCTGAGGATTGTAGGCAGCAGCAGACTGTTCTTTAGGATTAGCAGCTTTCATACCACCATGATAATCAGCAAGATGCAGATGTCTGCCTGTGCCTGCATCATGGAATAAGACCTCACCAAAGTATTGCTTAAAATAAGACAATGCTTTATTAGCCTGTGCTTCATCCACATTGTCACCTAAATAAATATCCACAGCATTACCTTGGGTATGTTCTGAGTTTGGCACACCACCCACAGATGCATTATGCTCTGCTGTGCGATAACCGCTAGTAATCTGTGCATCCTTAAACCCTAACTGATAGATAGCACCCCCAACCATAGGTAATACACTTTTCATAGTGGGGGACAGGTCTGTTAAGTCGGGGTTGTCTCCCTGCGAGATAGGCAGGTTAGCTTCAGGAATACCATCAGCATTTGTAGTTTCTGCAGGTAACTTAGACAACAATGCTTCAGCTTTTGAAAGGTCAATAGTACCATCAGGGCGTGTACACTTAGACACAATATCATCAGTAACTCTCAGATTAAAATTATCTGCAATCTTGGTATAGGAAGGATAGAGGTTAACCATCTGTTTCAAAGACAAACCATCTTCGTACTGATAGTCACCTAAGGCATCCAATCTTGCCGTATCAAAATCTTGGTCAGCAATCATCTGAGCAAGAGGAGTAACAGCTTTAATGAAACCATCTCTATCTCTAGTACCTAACTGCATCTTGCGTAACGCTTCAGTACCACGATTAAGGAAGTCTTCACCCTTAGCTCCACTATACACAAGGTCTTGAAGCTCACTAGAACCTAACATGACCATCTTCTGACGCTTATCATCATTGATTCTCTTGTCAGCTTCATTTGCTATTTTTATTGTGTCTTGAACAGCACCCTCATAATAGCCTTGGTCAAATGCTACTTTATTGGAGATACCATCATCACTGAAGTTAGCTCTGTTCTCCTGTAGGTACTTATTGAAAAGACTGACAGCTTCAGAGACACTCTTAGGCTTTTCAGAAGCAGGGTCATTTGCCCATTGCTCTTTGGCATATTGGCTCGCCATTTTACCAATGCCTTTTTCAAGAACAGCTATAGCATAGCGGTTATCTGTCAAATCAAATTCAGCACTAGAGTTCTGCAAAGCTGCCATGCGGTCAAACTTCTTCAGGTCTTCTTGTGTCTTACCTGCAAGGAGTTTGTCTGCATTGACCAAGACTGCTTGGTCTTGAGTACGCTTCTCATCGGCAATACGCTCCTCCATGATATTCTTACCAAGGAGACCTAAAGATGATGCTAAGCGTTGTGCATCTAAATCTGTACGCTGGGAGATACCTGTAGATGCATTGAATTTATTTAAGGACAGCGCATAGGGAATCTCCGGTTGTTTTGAAAACTGCCGTTGAGTGCCTATCGCTGCCTGTACTTCTTTACTCAATCTTCTTACCTCCTATAAATACCATTGCCAATACCTAGCTTCTCGTGGACGCTACGTGGAGCGTTGCCTATCCATGTCTTAGTAGCATTTTTTGCTGCTTTTCCAGCACCACCTGTAATCTTCTGTTGATTCATAATATTCTTAGCTTGTGTATAATTATTCAAGCCTGTTGCAGCAGAAGACAATAAGTTAGTGAATCTACTAGGCATCTTAGGAGCAGAAGCATTAAGGTTCTCTAAATATTCGTGAGTGGATTTTACCTGACGCTCACGATTCAGGTCAACCTCATTAGATTTACGTTTATAGTTGTCTTGGATAGAGGACACAGCACGAGCGGTATCGCCTTCGGCAGCACGTACAATGAGGTTAGCTGTACGTCCGCTCATGGTCTCATTCACAGCAGCCTTTACACCACTATTGAGTTGCATAGAGTTTAACCTAGTGTTGCTAATCTCTACAACAGCTTGGTCAAAGGCATCTGTACGTTGCTGTTCTAAGTCCATGATATTCCAATTCATTTCAGTAATAGCTGCCTTAGCCTGTGCGTTCATGGTAGCCTGTGCTGCCTTAGCTTGCGCACGTTGTCCCATGTAGTCACCTGCTACTTGCAAGCCTGTACTGATACCAGCAGCCACCATAGGACTGCACATAAGACATCACTCCTTTACCTTGTATAATGTAAATTTCTGAAAAGGCTCGCCATTGATATATTTATATTCACCAAATTCAGCTCCTAGCCATTTAAGCCATTGCACATGTCGCTTATTTCTGAGCCATACATAATTATAAACAGCATAACGTGTTGTCATCCATTGCTTAAAGAAAGGCTTGCAGAAGCGTAGGAACTTAATAGGGTGTACATCTACCTCTTTAGTGCAGACAACCCATATTAAGGAAGAAGCTTCAATCCCCCCAATGGCATATACCCTGTGTGTCTCATCATCATAAAGACACAAAGCATTGAATAGCTCCTCCACTTCAGTGAGACCAAAGGATGTACCTGAGGCATAATACCATTCTAGCCTGTCTTCATCACGCATGTTTTCTCTAAAGTCACAGAGCTGAACAATGTTTAATTTAGATACCTTTAAAATAGTCTCGTCCTCCTTTGGTAATTACCAATCCAACCTGCGCCTACAAGAGATACAGGAAGCGGAGTGTCTGTTTCCAAACAAATGTTTACATTCTCGTTTTTGGCTTGGATAGGGAATTTAAATGAGCCTGTGGTAAAAGGCATTGCACCTAAAATATTAAAACGAGTACCTAAGAGCCTAGAGGTATATTCATAGACATAGGCGTGTTTGTCTTTAATATCCACAGTTACTTTGAAGTATCCGCTGTCAGCATAGTTAAACCACATCTGACGCAGTTGCAATCTGCCCTCAATAAGAGCCTGAGTGCTGCCGTTGTCAGACTGCTTAACCATAATAGTGGACATAACAATCTTAAAATTATAATTGATACCCACAGTCAATACTTGGTTAGAATAGTCACCAATAAAGACCAGCTTACCTTCTTTAGCCTTAGCATATGTACCATCAGAAGCAACAGCACTATATTGTTTATCCTGCTCATATATATCACCAAAAATATCCTGAATGTTTACAGCCGTTTCATCCTTCAGGGAATCATAGCACTCAGCAGGAATCTGATAGGAATGTTTGCAGTCCAATAAAATACGATAGGCTTCACTATCGAAGTCAGTGGTATTAATAGTAAAAGAGATTTTCTCCAAACAGTAATAACCATTACGCTCAACTATCAGATAAAGATAGTTGTCAATAAATTGCCCTCCATAGACAACACCCTGCATATCCCACTTAGACCATGCAGCCTGTACACGCTGGCTGTCTATAAAGAGGTACTTATAGACATAAATCGCTGTCTCGTCACCTTCGGTAAGATAGAGCATGACATTCTCAACAGTAGAAGGAATGATTTTATAGACACCATTAGGAATATAGTTAGGCACATGGGATGTTATGTCTTGAACATCCTTAGCATCTGTGTTGTCTGCTGCGGTGAAGAACTCACGCACAGTGGTATATTTAGCTCTTTCAGCCACAAAGTAAACATTTCGTCCTGCATTGACAGGCTTAGCTTTAAGACTAGCTTCGTAATGGGTAACAGCCGGGGACAGATTAGCACTCGTAGGTGTCAAGATACCATCAGCAGAGAGCATGAATTGTGCCTCACGGCTGAACAGAATAAGGTCTGTATCAAAGGTGACGGCATTGTAGAGGGTACTAATGGTATTATCAGAGACCGCTAAGTCGATAGGGTCTGTATCCTGTACCTTGGTGGCACTTGTCATCCAAAAATTGAAGAAGTTAGCACTTCTAGTGAGGATAACATTCTCGCCACTTAAGAAGCCTAAGCGGTTACGATGATAGAAGACATCATTTATTGTCTGCCCTATGAAAGAGGGGAGAGGGTTGCTGTCTTCATCACCAATATCCCTAGATTCCCATTCTGCTCTACGGAAGGTAAAAGTACCATCAGCTTCACGTACAAGAACATGAGGGAGAGTAGAGGTATCAAAGTGATTCTTCATGTTAGGTCTAGCACACTCTTTCCACACCTTTTCTTCTGCACTGTACTTTACATAGTAATCATCAGTGTTACTACCTTCTTCACCTACAATCTTTACAAGGTAACCATCGGGGGCAGTAGCAGGAAGGTTGGTGAACTTCTGCACAGACTTAAGGATACCAAAGGCAGCCTGATTGTTATAACCATCAAACACTTCAGCAGAGGTGATAAGAGAGTAAGCCTTATTACCTGAAGGCACTTCTGTAGAAGTGGTATAAGTAAAGGTATAGACATTCATTGTACCTGTCATATCTAAGCCTTGTGCTCCTTGGGTGATAACTTTATGTGTAACTGCCCATTTGTCTTCCTTACATCTGTTCACCTCTTCCATCATCTTTTGATAAGCAGCATAATCAGATGCAAAAGAATCATGAGCATTAGCACGTATATTTTCTTCTGTAGGGAATTTTAAGGTGATAGTATCTACATTTCTTGTAATTGTAGTGGGGAAAGCTCTCCAACTATGATAATGCCCTATAAAAGACAAGCCTTTAAATCTATCCTCTTGCTGCTTAGGAGAGGTGGAGGGAGACAACAATATCTCTTCACCTGTAGCTGTTTTATATGCACTCTTTTGAATGTATAACCATGAAGAACCTGTAGCTATCACATAACCTGCTTCTTTTAGAGTATCAGCTAACTTCTCAGCAATGTAATCAGTAGCTATAAGCTTAGTATGAGATTTATCACTACCATCAGGGGTTTCATAGCTTGAAACAGTTTCACCATTAATGACAATCTTATAGGTTCTGCCATATTGACCACTCTTAATGTTAACTAGTAGACCTTGTGTATCCCATGACTTATCTTCAATAACATCAGTCATTTTGGTCTTCTGCATTGTATTAGCTATAAAGGTGTAATCTGCAATAGTAATAGCTTTAATATTACTTCGGGGACTTTGTGAATAAAGATACGAAGCATCTTCGTTTATATTCACAGTCTTCTTATTACCCTGTTGGTCAAAGACATCAACACCTGCACCTGTGAAGATAACAATATACTTTTCATCAGTATCTCTATCTATGAAATGTATCAAAGGTTTATTGATAGCATTTCCTCTCTTACCTAAATTAGCTTCAAAGATAGTAGGAGGACGTTTCTGTAAGCCACTTGCTTCAGTAGACAAACCATTCAACTGTTCCTCTAGCTGTTCAGGGTGTCTGAGGATAGGGGGTTGTTGAGACACACCACTAACAAGGTTCTTTATGTCTTGATTAATCAATCCCATAATCTCACCTCAATCTCAGCTTATGAACATAGGTATGCTCCAACATAGAAAAGTTGTTATTGTCTACCTCAAATTCCATCAGGTGCTGCCATGCCTCTGCAATCTCCTGCTGGGTAATCTTGGTCAGACTATCATCACCAAAGTAGGAGCTTTGGAATACAAAACATGCCTTAGCTAAGATGTAGTTTCTCATCTGCTCCGGTAAGTTTTCAAAGTCAAGATAAAGCACCACCTCTACATCAAGAGGGTGTTCAAAGATTAGGGTGTCTTTGAACAGGTCTTTTACATAGTCACCTTGTCTGACAAGCTTTACACCATGGTTATCCTTAAGATACAAGTAGTTACTGTTCCATGGTATCTTCTTTGTGTCTACATCAGGGTTAAGGGTGAAGTGAGGGGTTTTGTTAAAAGTCCATCCTCGGGACTGCTCTTGTCTGCTGATATTCCGCAGGATACGTAGGGCATTGATAGCATCCACATCTGTCAGTTCTTCAAGACTGTTAATAGGAGCTTCACCAATAGTACCAATGATACTATTGACTGCATCAAGTTCAGTTAATGCTGTTAGTTGCATTGGTATCTCCTTTCATTTTTAGAAAAAATAGGGGACAGCATATGCCATCCCCTAGGGTTAGTAGTTTAAATTAAGCCTGAGTTACAACACCCATGAAGGCAGCTTCAGGGCGCAGACCACCAAAACCTTTTGCATATTTAGCAATAATTTGGTCAGCCTGATATTCAGGACGGCGAGCATGTTCCATACCAAGACCTTTGAGGGTCAGGATACCAGCAGAAGACGGATGTGCCACAATGAATTGGCAGGTGTCTTTGTAAGTAGTAGGGAACACATGACCATCACCCTGCATAACATTCTCATTATCTACGCCACCCTCAGTCAGCAGAGGAGCTTCAATCAAATCGAAACCAATCAGTTTCGGAGGGTTGTTACCCTCAATGGTCATAGAAGCACCATACAGTTTGTTGATGATGTCCTTGTTGGCAATGAGTGCGTTGAGTGCCATCGGTTTGATGTAGCAGTTGCGACCTGCCAGCGGAACATTATTCTCAGACATTTTAGTCTTGATTTTCAGCAGTTCCTTAAAGATAGCTACACCCATAGCTTCAGTTTCGCCATAGTCAGCGGTTGCCACAGTCTCGGTAACAATCAGACCCTTGCCAGTGCCTTTGACACCAGTAGTAGCATTGGTAGGCAGGTTCTCTTTGTCTGCTACAATCATCTTAGCTACCTCAGCCAAGATTGCACAGTCCTGAGCAACAGCCAATGCTTCACCCATTTCCTTGGAATACTTAGAACGCAGCTCAAAGTGGTTCATAGCTTCGTCAAGGTCAAAAATCATGCAGTCAGAGGTCAGCAGACCATCCAGCACGATAGTACGCTCATTGTGTTCAATGGGGGTGCGCAGGTCATCCAAGTTCTTACCTGCTTTCAGGTATTTAGCCTTTGCTCGACCTACAATCGGGAAGATAGCAGATTTACCATGCTCGATAGTACGCTCAGAGAAGCGACCACCGGTAATAGTGGATTGAGAGAAAGCGGTGAGAACTTCACCGGTAAACATTTTCAGAAATAAACCTAAGCGGTCTTTGCCTTTATCAGATTGTGCAAGACCAGGGTTGGCAATAATCATATCAGCCATTAAATCACTCCTTTAATAATTTTGAATAAAAAAAAAATAACCCTCCGCTTATGGGAGGGGATTGACGTTTGTGTCTTAACCAAAGAATTTAGAAGCAGCGACTTTACGCTCTACTTCCTGCATATAGTTAGGGTCTTTGCCATAGCGTGGGTCACTCATAGCTTTAATCATCTCATTAGCATCAGTATAGCCTTTAGATTTACCCACGTTACCACTACCACCTAAAGTAGGGTTAGCAGTGCCATGCTGCGCTACCATCTGTGCCTTTACACCTGCAATGTAAGCAGACACAACAGACAAATCATCTTTGTTTACAATGGCATTGAAAGCATTGACTGCTCCTGCACCTTGTGACTGTACAAATTTTTGGATGCGTTTGTACTCATTGATACCACCTGCATCCTCAATAATCTTGTTAGCAAAAGCATCAGCCTTAGCTTGCCAACCTGCGAGAGCTGCTTCTACAAGAGCCTTAGGGTAGCCTTTTTCTTCCAACAGCTTATAGCTATCTTCAGACAAGCCACCATTCTCATTGTATTCAGCTTCTAAGGCAGCATAGTCGATGCCCTTACCTTCAAGCTCAGTCTTGGCAGATTCAATCTCACCTTTAGCTTTTTGGTACTCTTCCTGCTCCTCAGCAGGTTTGTCTTCTTTTTCTTCTGTGGTGTCTTTTTCATCAGTGGGGGTTTCTTCCTCACCTTTGCCACCTTCATCTTTAGCAGTATCAATTACTTCACCATTGGACACAATAGTAGTATCGGTAATATCTACTTGTGTTTCCTTAGGTTCTTCATTGACCTGTGTATTTTGATTTTCAGTATCAGTCATTAGATTCACTACCTCCTTGTGTTTGTTGATTCATGGCATCCATAGCACCTTTGGTTGCGTTAGGTACAGCAGCCTGTGCCATTGCCATCATTTGTGCCTGTTGTTGTTCCTGCTGAATTTGTTCGGCAGACTTAATCAGACCTGTGGTATCAAGATTACAACTGTTTGCCCAAGCACGAGCAACGCCTTCCCAATTCACAACAGAAGCTGCATCAGGAATCTGAGCAATGCCTTGAATAAAGACAGTAAGCTTCTGTTGGTCATGTCCACGTCCGATAGCTTCCATGCCGGTAGTTACGGCAAGAGACACAATATCTTTAGGGACATCAGCAATTTCACCTTTTTTGGAAAGGATATTTAAAAGTGTGTTAGCTAAGGGTAACTGCAATTCTTGAGACAGGATAGAATAGATACCACCAAGGGTATCCTCCAGCTCATTAGCCACATAGCGGATTTCCTCAGCCGTTCTTTATGTTTACATAGGTTCGTTACTCCTATGCCATGGAGCTGTATGTCACCATACAGAACAGACTAGCTCTTACCCTGTATTTAGGGTCTTTCCATTTCGTAGGACTTCCTACTACGGCATAATGCCTAGTCGTTACACTCACTTCAACTTATCAGTAACAGTTTTCCAAGTTTTTTGTCTGCGTACACACTTTATAGCAGTTAGGGATACTGACAACTTTAAAGCATCTTTTATTTGCTGTGCTGTCATACCCGAATGTCTGAGAGACCATATCTGTACTACTTCTTTTTCAGTGAGCTTGTGTGTGCCAATCATTTCTCCATGTTGGTGTGTATGAAAACCATTAGACCAACAATGATGAATGTTATGTGGGTGAGAGCACCACTCTAAATTATCAGCAGTATTGTTATGTCTATTACCATCTATATGGTTGATTTCCTTATAGCCATGTGGATTAGGGACAAAGTGTTCTGCAACCAAGCGATGTAATGTATAAAATTTATCTAAATGCACTTTGCGATAGCGATTATTTTTAGTGATAGCAGTACCTTTTAAAACCTTGTTTCGTGTTACATTGTACACAATGCCATTAGTATCTATTGTGTACTCATCCCTTAAATTAGGAATGTTAAGTCGGACTTTTCTGTATTCCATAGTTCTCCTTTCAGAATGTAGTTAAAAGTCATAGTTAGCTCGGTGTTGTCTGCAAGAGATGTTCACCGAATTAGGAAAGTTTATAGAGAGCCACAATCAACCCTCTCTCCTGACCTTTGGACAGCAGAATTTAACATGAACGCATAAGACAACCTGCTTTCAATAGCATCAGCAGTCATTTTAGCAATCTGCATATCTTGTGTCTTGTCCAGCGACAGGCAAGTAACATCTTCCTTGTTACCTGTTACAAAGCCACCATTTTTTGTCTTCATAATCTTGCTAGGTTGTGTCACGCCATTAGGGCGCACAAGGTAGATTACAGAAGCAGCAATAGCAGACATCTCTGCAATGGCTTTAGAGAGACCTTCAAGGGTCTTTAAGTCACCAATATATTCCTCAACATACGAGCGACTATAATGTTCACCATCCATCTTAAAGAGACGGACAGGAATCCAAGGACAAACATCAGCAGGGAAAGACTGCTCATAGCCATCAATCTGTTTACCCTCAATCTCTTGGTAACTATAATATCTGTTGTCTTTGGATGAATAGGTGATATGTGTATAGACCTCAACCAATTCATCACCACGTTTGGTAGACAAATCAATATCTAGTTGTCCTAAGACTTCATAGGGCAGGGTATTGATAGCAAGTTTGTCACAGGTAATCATCTGAATAGGATGTCCCACAAAATCTCTTTGTACTACATAACTATTCAGCTTATAGACTTTAATGCCACCCTCTTTAGGAGGGAAGAACAGTAAAGCATTGCCAGCTATAATAAGCTGTTTCAGACACACCTCCATGGAGACACGCATCTGCGAAGATTCAAAGTATTTCTGAGCCGTTTGTTCTCTTTGTACTAATGCTTGCTCTATCTCTTGTTTGTCTTCGGGTTTGCTCTCATAATATTTGAGGACATCATCTCGGATGTCTTGTCTGAAAAAGGGTGTGTTCGGGGGGAACAGAGCTAATACCAGCTTTGACGTGAGGTTATTGACACCTCTTGCACCTACCGCCTGATAGGGTGTAGGGTACTTAGTAGTACCATTAGCTTCTTTTTTAGGAAATAAAAAAGGGATTGTATATTTTGCACAATCCTCAGCTCTATCAATATAAACTTCACGCTCAATAGCCAATCGCTCATATAAAGCTTTTGCTGTCTCTGCCATTAAAGATTCACCCCTGTACCACTACCAATCTGAGTGATTGTAAGCTTCTTTTTACCCTTGGTCTTAGCATTTGGATTTTCCTTTTTGGTATCCTCAGCCACATTATCAATCTTCAAGGGTGCTGCAACAGGGGCAGCAGCAGGAGCAGCTTGTTGTACTTTTGGTTTTTTACCGCACATAGTTCCTCCTCTCTACAACTGAGTGGGATTGTACACGCCATTGCGAGCAATCGTCAGTTGTTGTCTACCTTTCTTCTTGTTAAAGGTATCAGCAGTACCACCATACTCAGGACTATCAGGGTCTTTTGCATTGGTTTCCGGTACTAAGGAGGATGCAGATACATCAGTGTTTACGCTGGGTGTCTTAAGCTTCCAGCACATCTTATCACTCCTCGTCATTCAAGTTAGCCATAGCCTTGATATGCCCCAGCACATCCATAACGCCCCTAATATATCCAATTAACTCGTCATTGTTTTTGGCATTGTGTGTCATAAGGCTACCAAGACTGTAGGCTTTCTCTAAATGTTCATAAATTACAGGGTTTACATATGGTATTTTTTCTCCATCATCCCCTTTATTAGATACAATATTAATATTCATTGTCACTTATATGCCCCTTTACTTTATTGTCTCTTTTGTGACCCTTTGGGTGTCCAAAGGATAGGCTTAAGGTCTGCATCAACATCCTCATATCTAAGAATACGAGCAACCCTTGCCTGTGTCAGTGCTTCTTCCTCAGACAACCCTGCTTTTTCATAGGCAGCAACCACAGCATCCCATGAGCACTCTTTGTCAAGAATTTTCTTTGCACCAACCTCACCAATCTTAGGACAACCTTTGTAGTTATCAGTAGCATCACCGACAAGAGTTTGATATAAGAACTGATAATCAGCTTCTGCTTGTGTTGTCTTATGGAATGTATCCTGAATGAAGTTGTAAAAAGGACAGGGGATAGACCGCATATCCTTGTCACCGCTGATAATAACAGTAGAGATAGAGGTAGAGGGAGCTGTTCCATAGATACCTAAAATATCATCAGCTTCAAGACTTGGGATAGACAACACATTATAGTTTTTCTTTACCCACTCAACAGCTTCATGGTAGGCAAGAGGCTTTCTCTTAGCTACACGATTGAGCTTATAAGGGGGATAGACTTTAGAGCGAAAGTAAGGGTAGCTGGAGAAGCACATGGTAATAGTATAAGCTCCCTCGTGCTCCATGTGACGCAGGACTTTATCAGTGATACTGACAACCATTGTGTCAATAGCATCCTTAACCTCTGCTAAGTCAGAGTGTAGTGTCCACAGGTCACCATACCAATTAATTTCCTGCTCTGCTGCTGCACATGTGCGGAATACAATCATGTCAGCATCAAAGAGCAGATGTAAAAGTTTAGAAGCCAAGATTAAATACCCCCATCAACAGGTGGAGAAAACCAAGGATACCACCAATAATCAGACCATAGAAAACAACACAAAACAGGATAACAAAGAGGACATAAATAGCAATAGCACTCCACTTCATTTAAAATCACAACTCCTTTCTGTACAGTTCTTACAGTTCATAAAGCTTTTATCAAAGATTTCAGGGGCAGCGTCAGCTAAGCGTTTTTGAATAGCCATAGCCAACTCTCTATGCTCCGGCATGGCTCTTTTGCACAAACGCTTAGGCAAATATTCATACCATGCTCTAAAGTTACCTGTCACTACCAAAGAAGTCTCAACACCTTGGGGCAGGAAGTAGGCAGCCTGTTCTTCTTTTGTATCTTTATCACTTAAAACGTAATTATAAGTACGTCCTACATTAAAAACACTTAAAGGTGCTCTTTCAAGAGTGTATGGGTTTACAAGGGTATCGAATCTACTACCTCTAGCAGACTTACAGGTAAAGCTGAGGTGGCGGTGTCTCGTGAGTTGCCCTAAGACACGCACAGAACAAGTTACCAAAAAGGAAGCATAGCAATGCTCCAAGACACTAAGATGTCCGCTCTCAATAATCTTCTTGATAGATTTTTCGGTAACATCTTTGCCATAAGGCTGTCTGCAAGCATATTGCAAGAGTGTCATATAATTAGGGGTCATGGAAATAAGGTCAACAGTAGGCATTAGAACAGGTCACCTCCTGCTACAAATCCTTTTGCTTTGGTCTCTAAGGTGTGTGGAGAAGCAACAGTCATGAAGCTGCCTTGCTTACACTTAACTTCCACACGGATACGATTTACAACGCCTTCAAAATAGATAGTCTCTCCTAAGGAGTTCTGACGTTTGATATAGACCTTCTGACCAATCTTTGGTACAAAAGGTTGCTTTTGTTTCGACATAAGGCTTTACCTCCACAATTTTTGTTTGTCTTCCGAACCTAAAGGCTTCTGCTTTAGTGTTCATAAAAATATCAATTTTTGTCTTACCATAATCACCACCAAATCTGTCCTGAACGATATAACTGTGTCCATCTATGACAACTTCAGTTCCTAACGGCAAGCCATCACACGCCACAGTCACCCCTTGGATAGCAGGGTGTCCGCTGGCGGTGATGCCATCTGTCTTGCCACATTCGTCAAAGGCAGGGGTGTAGGCGGTGCAAATGACTAAGAGTAGAGTAGGGATGTTAAACATTTTTTCCTGCCCATTGCTCTGCCATAGCTCTAGCAATACCTTCAAAGGTCTTACTGCGCTCAATAGCAGTATGCTTAGTTCCTTTCTTTTTTCGATAATTTCCATTAGCATCTTTGCTACCAGCATTGACAAAAGGCTGAATATTTTCTTTAACAATATTAGTAGGCTTCAAAGGGGGTAAGCCTTTCAACCAAAGGTAGGTTAACTTTGTATAAGGCTCACCGAACATCCATGGTTGAATACGTTGGGATTCTTTAGGTAATCCTACTACTCTTAATGGACGTGGATTCTCTAAAGCAATTCTAGGACAATCTGCATTTAAAAGAGACAAAAAGAACGCCTTAGCTTCAAGTGCTAGTGCTAGGCGTTCTTTATCAATAACTCCTTTTTTCGGATACATTCTACATGCTCCTGCATTTGTCATATAGGTACAAGGTGGAAAAGCAATAATCATATCCCACTTCTCTTTCAACAATGGGATAACATCCTGCTGCAAGTGCCACTCCGGATGCCCCCCACTACAAGGGATGATGTCACAACTATAGGCTTCATGCCCTAACTTACGTAACTCAATGGTTACACGTTGACTTTCTTCACACGCAACTAATATCTTTATAACAATAACCTCCTGTCAATGGCAGTCATACCAATTCCTCCCAATCTTTCCCTCGGTATCTAATTGGCATCTGATTCCGTAATACTCCTGAGCCTGTCTCATAGACTCCTGTGCTATTTTTACACAAGCATCAGCAATATCTTTAGTTCTACATGCTAATTGCCCCTCATCGTGACACCAGCACATAAACTGAAAGTCTTTGCCATGGTCATAGCCAGCTTTAATCATATTTTCTTCCCATAGGCATATCCATTTTTTACATATCAGTGCACCACAGGACTGTAAAAGCAAATTGAGAGCTGAATGTAGACTTCTCACATGGAGATGTCTGCCATCCAACCCTCTTAAGTATTTACGTTTCCATTCTTTAATTTTTCCGTGGTACTCAACCACGAGTGTATTCTTAACAGCTTCACGCAGCATCTTGATAGCAGGGGTAGCCTTCAGGAATTTATTCTTTACCTGTTTGCCCACCTTTTCATCACCGCCAAGCTGTTTACCAATAGCCTTGTCACCAGCACCATACTTAATTATTCCCTAGGGTTCGCAAGTCCCTAAGCGTTTTCTAAGAAACTGCTCATAGTCACCTATGAGAATAGACTATATCATCAATGCCCACCACTTCCAGCACCATTAGCTTGTGCTGTACTTCCTTACGGAATAGTCGTTACACTTTATTTTGAAGAATATATGCTTTTATTTGCTCAAAACTTCTATATCGGCGCATATTTCGTTGGACTTTGAGACAGTCAGGACAATATTTTTGATTATGCACTTTTGCAGTAAAAGTATCTCCACAAAGCTCACATACTTTTTCATATGATTTAGGGATATTCTTTACACATTGATGCTCTAATTGATGGCACTTCTTACATAATAACTCATAATTGCCTTCAGAGTTATCATAATGATTATGATTTTTATGATGTACACACCACTCATAATGTCCTGCATTAGTCAAATCTTTACCACAGCGTTCACATTTGCCAATACGTTCTTTTATCTCTGCTCTTTTTCTAACAAAGACACCAGCACCATATTTATACTGTGGGTTTTCTACACCTCTATAATGATTAGTTTTGTTCATCTATTCATATTTCCTCCAAAATCTTAGCACGGTATTGTCTCAGTGAGAGTTCCACCGTTTTCAATGGGTTTTAGTTCCTCAATAGTGCATTTTAAGGAACGCATATATAAATGTCTTAGCTGCGTTTCTCGTGGGTAACCCAGCAGCCTGTTGGTTCAGTGTATGTATATCACCATTCAAGATAACATGGGCGTATGCACCCTTATCATAGGGATAAAGATAGTGTGCTAGACACCTAAGCTCCAAGCCACAGGCATCTACACCCACCTCATACCAACCTTCAGGTGCTCTAAACAACTCCCTGCACTCTTGACCATAAGGACTGCCAACGTGGGGGACTTGGGCAACATTAGGGTTTGCATGGGTAGCACGTCCTGTTACTGTACCACAAGGATTTACGCTGCCATGGATTCTACCATCAGCCTTTACATGCTTCAGCCACGCTTGGTTACCTGTGGCAAGCTGACCTAACCGCTTAGCCACCATAAGATATTCCTCAAAGACAGCAGCTAAGTCTCTTAGTTCTTGTGGGGCATTTTCGTCACCCTTAATAAACTTAAAGGTATCACCATCAATCTTCAGACGTTCATCCTCATAGCAGTCTTCATTTTCCGGCAAGTAGTTGAATTGATGCTCCAGCACCCACGCCACTTGCTGTCTGCTGCTGGGGTTGAAGTCCTTATATCTTTGAATGGGAACACCCTTCTTATAGCCTAAGCGTTTGTTGTCTCTTTTAGGTATAAAGACCTTATCAGGTATCTGTGGCACAATAGACACAAGTTGAGAAGATAACACAGCATAGCGCAATTCTAAGGTTTCCCTCAGCTTTTCTGCCTTTTCTAAGTCAAAGACAAAACCATTCCGCTCCTGCTTAGACATCAGCCATTGTGCTTGATGCTCTAGCTCTATAGCTTTAGCAGGTGCGCCAATCTTCATGAGGTATGTATAGAGCTTCTTGGTGACAGTGACATCCTGCACACAATAGGAGAGCATTTCCTCACTGAAAGAATCCCATGCATCCTCTTGCTCACCATACGTACCTTTAAGTTCCCCAAGGCGATAACCCCATGCCTTTAGTGATTGTCTGCCAATCAATTTAGCAGGGAGTGTACCATTACGTACCCTAGCATGGTCAGTATCTTCTATGTTGCCACAGATAAGACGTGCGAGAACAAGGGTATCTAAGACTTGTTGTCTCCATTCTCGCTTTATACGAAACTCAGGATAGAGTTTAGCTAACACAGCACAGTCATAGTTGATGATGTTGTGTCCGCAAATGCTTTCTCCATCCCTCAGAGCAGCGATTAATCGCATAGCTCCTTTTTTAAAATCATCAGGTCTGTAAGCTGAGATGTTGTTCTGTTCGTCGATGATTACTAGACAATGCCCCTTAGTGACATTGTCCAGCAGACCATCAGTTTCAATATCAAAGTAGAGCATAGCTTATAGCTCCACAATATCTTGCGACAGGAAGTATTCCATACGCTCACGCTCATTTTCAAGAGCATTGATTGTCTTTTCATGCTTCTGCAAGTATGCAATCTTAGCTTTGTTGGCATTATGAATCATACTATTGCAGTTCTTGATGCGAGCCTTAGCAGCTTCAACCTGCTTACGAGACAACCAAGACAGCAGGGAAGTACACCAATCAATAAGCTTTTCTAAGATTTCAAACATCTAAAAATCTCCTTTCTCTGTTTCATCTTCAGTATCAAAAGGACATGCAGGTGCTTCGTACTCTGATAAGTCCTTTACAGCATTTAAGATATTATGTTCCTTGTCATACGCAAGGTATCCGGCGATACCTGTATCACCGCTATATCTGTTCTTCAACACCCTGACACGCACAAGGTTCTTCTTCATGCCCTCATCCTGTTGGTTTCTTTCAAGACCCCACACAGCATCAGAAAGCTGTGAGATAGCTTGTGAACCACGCAGGTGGGAGAGGGAAAGTGCGCCACCTTCTTCAGCAGGAGTGCCGTCAGTTCTGCGCAGGTGAGAGACAACCAACATGCCTACACCTGTTTCCTCAACGAGCGAACGAAGTTTTGTCATAAGTACATCGGTAGCCTTACGTTCATTTTCGATGTCAAGACCGCTGATAGCAATGGAGATGTGGTCTAAGACAACAAAATCCACCTGCTCACCTGTTACCATGTAACGGATGGTCTGAAGGAGGTCTTCACACTCAATAGAGCCGAAGTGGTTGTAGAATACAAAATTATCCATGATGTCTTCAAAGGCTTTTTTGTACTCACTGTCAATGATAGGTCTATGGGCAGGTTTGCCAAGCTTAAGACACACAAGACCATTGGCGGTGTGCTTGACGTTTTCTTCCAACATCAACATGCCAACCTTACAGTAACATTCAGTACCTAGATGATAGGCTAATTGTCTAACGAACGTAGTTTTACCTATACCTGTACCTGCTGTGATAACAACAAGCTCACCTTTTCGCAACCCATCAGTCATGTTTTGCAGGGGGATGTCCCAAGGTAAGGGGTAGTTCAGTGATTCTTCATGCTTAGATAATACCTCCCACAGGTCAGCACCTTTGATGATGTCAGCAGGGGTGTATGTCTTCGCTTCCCAAACAGCTTTTACAACAGCATCACTCTTGCCTTCTTGCAAGCACTCATTAGGGTCTTTGCAAGGCAACCATGCTATCTTAAGCTTGTTAGGGGACAGTATACCACTAACAGCCTTTACAGCTTTACGTCCAGCATCATCCATATCAAACATGACAATAACTTCCTCAAAGCTCTCTAGCCAATTAAAGTTAGCTCTGAAGACCTTAGCAGCACTAGCAGCACCTGTAGGAATACTCACAACAGGATATTTGTTACCCTGTACCTGAGAGACTGTAAGACAATCAATCTCACCCTCGGTTATCACCAGCTTCTTGCCACCACCTTGGAACAGATGTTGCCCAAAGAATCGCTCACTGAAAGAACCTCTAGCTTCAAAGGTCTTATCTGCATATCTGATTTTCTGACCAAGCAGTTTATTATCATCATCGTAATAACAAGCCACCTGCACAGGCTGACCATGCGCCTTAGAGGTAAAGTAGCCATATTTAGCACAGGTCTGTTTTGTCAGTTTCCGCTTAGGCAAGGGGGAGACCACCATGTCCTGTAGGTCTATGAGACCTTGTTTCTTTAATCCACTTGACAATTTTTTCTCCTCCTTGCTGCTGCGAAAATAGGTGTTGCATGAGAAACAATAACTGTGTCCATCTTCATAGATGGTTAAGGCATCATGGCTGCCACAAGCAGGGCAGGGTTGATGTGTCTCCATAGTTACACCTCGTCAGTAATAAATTTTATAGGCACATCATATTGTACCTTTAGCTCATTCAGCACATACTGCTGAGCATCAGATATTTTCTTGCGTCCTAGCGTATCAGCTAAGACATACACAGAAGTCTCACATTCAGGCAGGTTATATCCAGCAACTGCCTTTATTTCTCTGTCGGTCTCAAAAAGACCATTATTGAAGACAATAAAGTGAAAGCCTGTGTCAACTTCACCTTGTCTGTAAGCTTCCCTAAACAGCTCACGTTTGCGCTTACCCTTTAGGTTTCTTAAGACAACACATATCTGTGTGGTCTTAGGGCGCTCTTTGAATTTAAAGAGTGACAATACGCTCACCTTTTCCACGCAGGACAAGACCATTGGTGTCCTTCATAGTTTCCTTAAACCACCGAGAGGGAATCTCACGGCTGGCGTATTGGAAACCATGCTTCTCACACCATTCAGCCACAGTGGTTTTAGCACCTGTACCGATTCTTGTCTTAGTGTTGGAGAATACAAAGCGTATGTCTAAATTCGGATATTGTTGTCTGATAAGCAGATGCTTCTTACGGTCAGCAGCTTCAAAGATACCCTTGGCTTCGATGATGATGCCATTAGGCAGAATGAAGTCAGGGGTATAATGATGTTTTGTTGCAGGAATCTCGTAGGCGATGGAGTATTTTTCGTACACCTTAGGTACACCTGCATTTTCAAGCTGCTGCGCTAGGCGGTCTTCTAAACCGCTGCGATAGGGTCTGTTGAGGGTGGAAAAGCCACCTCTGCGATTAAACTTAATAGCCATAGGCTTTAAAAGTCTGCACCCTCATCAGCAAAGGGTACTTTATCCCCATCAAATTCTTCTTCTACATCAAAGCCACAATCATCTGCAGATACTGCACCAGCAGCAGGGGCAACATAGTTCAGTACCTGAACAGCCTTAAGCAGCAACTGAATACCATAGACAGTAGCAGAAGCATAGAAGGGGCGCAGAAGCATACACAGACGGATGGTAGAGCCATTACCTACTTCCATCTCTTCATCCATAGGTTTGCCCTTCTTATCAAAGACAGCCATAGTCTTTTCGATAACATCACCAGCTTTGGTTTTGATAACAGCGTTAGTCTTAGCTTTGAAGACAATATCACCATCTTTGTCTTCATGGAAACCAAGGGCAGGGGCAGAGTTGCGACCATAGCGTTTGCCGTCAAAGTCGGGGGACTTCTTAGCCATCTCCCATTCATTTTCGATACGTTGAATCAGCTTATCAGTGTCTTCTTTAGACAATTTGATACCGCAGACATACTTTCCGGTATCCTCGCCATCAAACACTTCGGTGCTGCGGAGCTTAGGGTACACCGCTTCACCAGCAGGGGTTGTAATTTGTGCAAAATCATTCTTTGCCATATTTGTTATTCTCCTTTATTTTTTAAAATCAATAAATTTAATATTATCAAGTGCTGGAAGTACCAACTCTTTTCGCTGTGCCTTCAGCATACGTTGCAGGGCAATCTGAACACCTGTCAGAAAATCAAAATCATCATCAGGGCTGCATACAGCCTTGGTATGAGCCACCATACCCATAGAACCAAAAAACTTACAATGAACAGCACGTTCTTTAGGTTCTACATAGAAGACAATCTTAGCTTTATCCTCCTTAGCAGGAGCAATCTCACCTTCAGCAGCAAGATAGCTTTTCATGTCTTCTAAAATAGGCTTATCTAATGCCACAGTATAAAGAGGGTACTGCTTAAGAACTCTAATGACAGTACCTGTAATCTCCCAACTATAGCTATATGGTTGTACTCTAACTCTGTCACCAACTTTAAATTTAGGCATCCTTAGTTACCTCCTTGGTTCTTCTAGTCTTCACAGCAGGTTTAGTACCTTTGCCTGTACTACCACTTTCAAGACCTCTTTCAGTCTTAGCCAGCTCCTCAGTGGCTTCTTCAATCACCACTTCTTCAATCTTGTGAATCAACAGTTGCGCAATTCTCTGACCAGCATCAATAATTTCAAGATGGTCACCTAAATTCTCCACATACAACATGATTTCACCACGATAATCAGCATCAATAATACCGACCTGATTAGCAAGTCTGAGTTTTGTGTCTCTGCCTGTAGAGGAGCGCAAGACAACCTCAGCATAATAGCCACTAGGGAGTTCCATAGCCAAGCCTGTACGGACAATAGCTGCCTTTGAAGACCAGCGGTTCGGTGTCACCGCAATGCGGTTAAGACAAACCAAGTCAAGACCAGCAGCTCCACCTGTCATTGCTTGGGGGAGGGTGGCTTTAGGGTCAAGTTTTTTGAATTTAATGTTTACCAAATTTTAGTCCTCCTTTGGATTGATTGGCATCTTATAGCCAAGTTTCATGAGCCATTTGATATAGCGTTTAGCCTTAGCTACATCCTTTTCCGCAGCTTCGCCTTGCTTCTTTCCGGCTCGCAGGGTGTATTTGATGATGTTGCCTTTGAGAAAGCCAATAAATTCATCATAGGTCAACACAAGCTGCATCAGCTCAATAGGCTCTAAGCCTATCATGGATGCATAGTGCTCATCATAGTGCTTTGTAGGTTCTAAGCACTCAACATGACAGAGGTCACGTTTCAACATAGACAATACCTCCTTAAATGAATTAAGGAAAAGACAACACACTGAAAGGAAAAATAGAAACGACGCGATTTAGATTTTGAAAAGCGTGTTGTCTTTTCTTCATGTTTGTGCCCCATTAGCATTTTCTTTAGTTACCTAAAGGAATCTAAAAGTACTATAAAGACAATAGAGACCTTTAAGAACCTAAGGGTATGTTATTAATAACTAATAATAACTTATCTAAGGTAATTAAAGGTCTCTATAGAATCTATAGGAAACTATAGTTATCTATTGTCTTCTTTCATGTTTATGCCCCATTAACAGAATATGTACTTACTGTCCAATACACTGTTCAGGTCTAAATCTCCTTTTTTGGGTGGGGCAGGTAACTCTTTACTTACAAGTGGTTGCAGATATTGTCTAAACTCTTCCAAGACATCATGTTCTGTATACATATCAACAAATGTCTTACGAACAATGCCATACATCAGCTTAGCTTGCGACATAGGGCAACCATAAGAATCATGCACCATAGTAAAGTGATTGATACCAGCATCCTTAGCTCTGCATACTGTCATTTGCAGGTGACAAGCATCCATAGAGTGAATGAAATTTGGAGCAATACCATTAGCTTGTTTTGTCTTATCAATCACACCTGTTTGGTGAGGGACATACACTCTGAATCTCTTTCCGGCACAGCGTAACTTAATCACCTTAGATTCATATTTTAAATAATTTTGTTGCAACAGCAAGCCTAAAGGTGTACACCAAGACACTACATTTGCATTTTTGGTGACAAGTTTGGAAACTTTATGTAACCAATCCATGCCCTCAACCGCACGTACCACAGTAGCACCCACAGAGTTCCATATCAGCTCAGCCATATACATAGCACATTGGTAAGCATTGGTCTCTGTAAAACCACAGGCAGTCTTAGCATTTAAAGCAGGCTTAATGGTGTCTTCCATAATCTGTTCAGTGTAACCACGCTTCTTAGCTCCATAGGCAAGGGTCATGGTAGGTCTTTTGGTTACAGTGCGGTTAACACCATAGTTTAACCATATCTGTGCCATAGTCTTTGTACCAAACTTGGTCTTCAGCTTTTCTTCGTCCCATTCGTCAATAGTGCCTGACATAGCATCCTGCTTCAAGACAACATTTACCTTGTCAGCTACCAAACGATAGATGTCATTCGGTTTGTCTTGCGGCACAAGGTTTACCGCAGTACCACCGATGGGGTCTCTAAGGATAGCACTGAAATGTTGCAGACCCGAGCATGTACCATCTTGAGCATAGGGGAGACCTGTTACCCAGCCGACAATAGAGCCATGTTCAGCTATCCATTGCTTAGCTTTCGCCCATTCAAGACACCATGCGAGAAGCTGTACAGGTTTTTTGTCTTTATGCAGCCACCATAAGTTACCCATAGGGTCTTTAGCTACATTGATGATAACTTCTTCATTGTCATACACCCATTGGATGCGGTCATCATAGCTGATTTTGTCTTCACCTGCAAGGTTAGCTCCGGTGATAGCAAGCCATTCAATATCTTTAGGGTCTTGACAAGGGGGTGTGTCCGAAAAGAGAAGCAAACCTTTGCAAATATCGTCACCTTGGGGGCTAAAAGAGGGGATAGGGTAGATGCGCCCTCTAAAATCCATATTCCAAGGAAAATAGATATTTTCATAGACACTAAACTTATCAGCAACTGTAATCATAGCATTTGTACGATTGATAATAGAAATGCGACGTTTTAAGCCTTTCCACCATGTTGCCTTATCTTTTTTATATTTTTTAATCTCTTCTGCTGTTGCCTCTTCAGGTAAGGGAGTAGGCTCAGATTCTTTTAAATCCGTACTCATGATGTGTGATTTTTCTTTACCGCAGGGGATATAGCCACGCTCCTTGCACTGCTTGATAACCTCTAAAACATCTTTATTGATATGCCATGGTGTTGCTTGAATAGCATTGACAGCTTTATAGACATCAGGTGTATCAAGCTGAGCAAGGCGTGCTTTATAGCCTTTACTGAAAGAGTTATGCACCCCTTTAAGACGTAAGAAAGTATAGAAAGCTGCAAGGTCTCCATAGTACCCCCCTCATCATATGCTACCCAAGGTTTTGGAGGGATAATCATCGGATAACACTTATGTGCATAATAAAGCATATTCTCTTCATTACGTTGCCATGCATCCACGAATTGAGGGGCAGGAACAAGATGTGCTTGTGTGTAGCTATCTGAATCAGACATCCAATAGCCTGTTGCTTCTTCTGTCAAAGTCAATAAGGCTACCCCTAAGTTGATAATACCTTCATTGTCTCCTTGTTCCCACGTGGGGCAGGTGTAACCACATTTCTTAATGGCTTGCTTCATGTAGACATAGCGGTAATGGATACCTATACGCTTGTCAATACCTTGCATTGCTTTTTTGTTTTTGTCTTCTTTAGGTAATGTAGTGAGCCAATTTTCAAAACATTTGGCTTGATATTCATACATAAGGCTAAAGCCAACATGCAATCCCACGTTATTCAGAAAAGCTGCCTTTGTATTCAAGCCTGTTGTAAGGGCATTTATAAGGCAGGAGAGTGTTACAGTTGTGCAGGTGTTAGCAATAGCATCCATATCCACATTGCCCTCTGCATCTGTGAACGCAGTCTTCAGGTCATCCAAGATATAGATAAAGTTTGGTTTAACACCAGCTTTTGGTTTCATGTTTTTAGTGAGCCATTGCAACATGACATCCTTGACAGCGAGTACCTTGTGATTAAAAAACGCTTGTCCAATAGGGAGGGCAGTATCAACCATGCCTTTTTCCTTTGCGATTCTGAGAGCTTCACATGTTGCTTCATAGCCATCTTGTCTAGCAGAAGATTCCAGCATAAGCTGCTCTTCAAACAATTTTTCTTTTGTCATTATAAGTACCTCCTAGTTATAATGGGTCTTCTTCATGTTTGTGCCCCATTGATGTGTGCTTGGGTGTTTGTGTCTTTGGTAACCTTTGGCTTGCCTTGCTTGTCCAAAAGTACCCTTGCTTGCCTTGGCAGCTTGGGTTGCCCCTGCATCCCTCGTTTCGTTTCGTTCCGTGCATTGCACAAGACAACACGTTTCGTTCCGCTCAGGTGAGTTTCGGTAACAGCGAACATCGTTTCGTTCCGTTTGGTTGAGGGGCGGAAAAAGGGTGCAAAAAATTAGAGGTACAGTTTTGCCCATACCTCTGTTCAGTTTTTAGTTACTCTAGTTTGAATTTTTCCAGCAGTTCCGACACTGTTAATCCCAGCTTATTTGCTGCGTGTGCTTGTGTGATACGCAATGCCCCGGTAGTTTGCCGTCCGTCATAGTAGATAATATAAGAAAAATGTCCACTAGGGGCACGATGTACCGCAAGCTGCATATGAGCGTCTACAGTGACGAAAAATGTCTTGCCTTGCTTTTTATGCTCTCCCATTACTCTTGTGCCTCCTGTACATCCAATGTCACCTCTTGACAGCCTGGGCAGTGCTCCAGCCAGTCAAGGTCTACGCCTGCGTTGAAGTTGTCACAGTCATCTACTAGCCAGTCAATGTCCGCTTGTGTCTCAGGTTGCCAAGTTGCCAGCACGTCCCCGGCACAGTCGGACATCCAATTTGCGCCGTCCCACGCTCTCAATGTGATAATAAATTGCTTGCCGTTTTTTAAGGTTACATCCATGTGTAATACCTCCTATAGTATTATTAAAGCTTTAAAAGCTTTATAAGACATACAAGGCAGGTTATACCTTGTATGTCCTAAAAACTCTTAAAAGAGGAGCTCCTCTTCTTCTTTTTCCGTGGGGGATTTATCTGCTAAAGCTCTGCGCTCTGCGTCGACATATTTGTATAACAAGTCTGCATCAATCCCTAAGGTAACTAAAAGGGGATACAGTGCACTTTGCTGCCCTGCTACTCCTGCCATGATACGTGCCCTTGTTATGGTAGTGCCATGCACCTTGCAGGCTCTTTGCATCTGCTTATAGGTACGTTCATATTGCAAGTAGGGTTTAGCACACGCTTGCAGTATCTGTTTATTCGTTCTCATTTGAGCACCTCCCACGCATCCAGCGTTGCATCCCAATCGACGCTAAAAAACAAGACAAAAAGCAATGCTGCTATGCATCTAGCTACCTCTTTTAGTACCTGATTAGTATGTTTAGATACCAAAAGGCACTCAATTAAATAAGACAAACATTTTTTCACTTTTCTTTTGTACCTCCTACATTTATAGTCTTAAGAAGTTATATAAATAACTCTTAATGAGATACACAGACAATTACTGTCTGTGCATCCGATAAAAGCTATTTATTCGTTAAAGTAAAAAGGGGCAGTACCTGCATATAATGCTTTAAGTCATCTTCATTCATGGGCAGCTCTGCAATTAAGGCAGCATCACTTGCTGTTCTTGCCGTGACAATATCAGTCTTTACTACTTCATCCGTGCGTTTATCTACATAATAGACTGTAAAATACTTCTTCATTTTTTCATCACCCTCTCTATATCTTTTAGGTAATAACGGCGTTTATATTTAATAAAATATGCCTCGCCGTGTGCGTTATATCTCACTTTACACCATGTAGGGCGTGTATATGTCTCGCCGTTACACAGTGCTACTTTTACATAGTCTTCTATATCGTACTTTATGTCAATAATAATCAGGGAAAAGCAATTTGTAATACTATATACGCCATAAATTTCCATGCTATACACCTACTTTCCGTATTTGCATTATTGCGTCAGGGTTCCACTTTTTCAGCGTCTGCAATGCCTTTTGTGCTTGCTGGCGTTCTGTCCATACACTTGCAAATAATAAGCGGTTAACTGTAACGCCATCAGGTAAACTAATAGGGTGAAAACGTCCACTAGGACATTTTAAATAGATAGCATACATAAATAATCCCTCCTAGGCTATTAAGTTTAAGAGTTAAAATAAGCTCTTAATGAGTACCACCGCCGGGGCGGTAGTACCGATAAAAGTTTATTAGTCTTCTTTTCCCTCGTTGTAGTCGCTGGCAAGTTCTGTAAGCTCTTTCAATAATCTCTCCTGTTCTTCTTTTTCCTTGTCATCTAACCAGCGTGCTATATCAGACAAATATATAAATTTGTCAATCAAGCTCCTATTTGTGCAAGACACTATATGACTATATCCGTTTAGACTAATCCATGTATCATTTGGGCTATAATTGTCGCTGCTGGCTCTTCCTTCGTAAAAGGCTTGCAATGGGTCAATGGGTAAAAGCTGCTCCAGCTCTTCTTCTGTATTCTGCATAATATAGTCATCTTGCAGGTTGCAGGCATCACAATAGGTATTATGCAGCTTTACAAGGGCATCCGCTGCTTCCTCATGTTTATAATAAGGGTAGTTATAATCATTCAAAATATTTTCAATGGTAGACAATACAACCATTATTTCATCATAGCTCATTTACTTGTCACCTCCTCAATCTGCAAGAGGACGTCGGCAAGGTCAAACATGCCAAGGTCAGCAGCAGCAGCACTCAGGCTACCTCTAGACAAATCACGGATAATGCATTGCAGGGTAGTAGGTTCACCACTCAGGCAGCTTTCACACTCTCCAGCGGTTGCCACGCCGCAAGCATCGCAGCTCATATGTACCATGAGTAACAAGGCAAGGATAAGACACACATTTTTCATAACAATTTACCTCCTAGATTATTTAGTTTAAGAGTTAAAATAAGCTCTTAATGAGTACCACCGCCGGGGCGGTAGTACCGATAAAAGTTTATTTGTCTCTGTAAAGGTCTGTAGGCTCATGCTTGCCATACAAGCAAGTCGACACCCCGAATCCTAAATCAGTTATTATCACGGTATAATGCCCCCAATAGATACCGAATGTTAACGTATAGTTTTTAATAACATACCTATTCAGCGTTTTTTCCTTTTTATATCCAATTTGTTCGGGGTTATTGATATGTTTTTGTTGTCTTCTCATTTATTTTTTCCTCCATTCTGTTATACCATGTTATAACAATGTAGTTATGTTATACCTTGTTATAACATGTTCCATGGTTATATAATACCACATGTTGCAACAAATTGCAACCCCTTTTAATCACTTTTTTAGATTTTTTTGCAACATGTTGCCACATATGATATAATGTAGACAAATAATAGGAGGTGCATAGTATGCAACAAGATAAGCCACAAGATAGCTATATTAGATTAAGGATAGCAACCGACACTAAACAACAATTTCAGCAACTTTGCAAGCGCAAGGCTATTAATAGTAGTGAGTTATTACGCCAACTAATAACACAATGGATACATGAGCAACAAGACGCTACAATACAGCATAAGCGCAGCAGCGATATATAATAGTAGCTGGTGACTGTATAATGGTAGTAACAATAGTAACCAATGGTGACAATAGTATCTATAGTAATATAACCAATAGCAGCTCATGGATATAATGGATGTAGTAGGGATAGTAGATATAGTAGTTATGGTAGTTATAGTAGATACCTGGGGCATATAATACAGATACATTTTATACTTAATTTTTACCTAAACTGTACTATACGTTCACTATAATGAACATATGTTCGCAATATTCCCCTAAAAACTAGATAGTTATATATGCCTTGCTTGCTTATCTCATGACATAAACAAGGTAAATTTAACATAACATATGTTATCGGACGTAACTTGTCACCTTGGGAACGTCAATGCTGTGTACGCTATTCAAATGTAGTATATACTATTTTGGCAGCAGACCCGCAGACCCCAGGGCACGGGGGGAAACCAATCAATCTCTATATTATATATACCCTTTCACAATTTTTGGCAATTTTTGAAGTTAGGAGGTAGTATAATGCCATCTAAAACCACTCATAGAAGACCTAAAGGAGAGGGGTCTATAATAACCCTCCCTAGTGGTAAAGTGCGTATCAGGGTAGAATTAGACCCTGTGGATGGCAAAAGGCGATGGCTATCAGCCACAGCAGACACAAAAAAGGAAGCTGTGGAGAAGCTGAAGAAGCTTCAGAGAGACAAAGAGGATAAAGGTCTGCAAGTAAAAGCAGAGGAAGACACAATAAAGTATCAAGGTGAGGTGTACCTTAAGCACCTAGAAGCTCAGCGGATGTCAGGGTCTGTAATAATCACCACAAGACGTGTACTTAAGCTCCTAGACAACACAGCTAATGGCTTAGCGTTATCTAAGGTTACAACGCATACTATAGATACCATGCTCTTAGAGTGGCATCAAAAGAACTATTCAACTAATACCTATCTTAATTATATAGGACGCTTAAGGCTCTTTTTCAGATGGTGTGTAGAACAAGACCTTATTGGAAAGTCACCTGTGACCTCAATGCAGAAGACACCAAAGAGTGACAAACCTAAGCATGAGGTGATTGTCTTATCACAAGAGGAGCATGAGCGAATCAAGGCTTTCCTCCTGCCACTATGGGAGCACAAGGAGAAACCTATGCTGAAGTATCAGTTCTATGCTCTGTATTGTCTTGCCTATGAAACAGGCATGAGAGAAGGGGAGCTGTTAGCTCTTACGTGGGATTGTCTTGATGACGTTGCTAATACAATATCTGTAAAAAGAACCTTAGCTAAAGATAAGAATAACAAGACAATAGTCACATACCCTAAGACACAAGCTGGGTATCGCACAATCAAAATATCTGAGAAGACAACACAGCTTCTTATGTCTTTAAAACCCCTTAGCTTTGACAAGTCACCATATATCTTCTATAATAGAAAAAAGGATAGCTTCTATGCAGAGCAGCGTCTTATCCATACATGGGATTTCACTAGGAAAGGTGCAGGTATCACTAGACCTTTCACGTTCCATGGGATAAGACACACAAATGCATCCAACATGATTTACAAGCATGTGCCTATCGCTCTTATAACAGAACGCTTAGGACACACCAGCATAGCGGTCACCTATGCTATCTATGGGCACATCTTGCAGGAATGTTCGGAAAAACACGTTGCTGTGATAGAAGCTTAGCATGTGACACTATAAAGTCACAAACAACAGGTTTTACAAGGGAATACATTGTCAAAATAATACAAGGTTATTACCTAGACAATATATTTCTTTACAATCTATTTAGTATAACCATATACGTGTATTGGTTAAAATAGAAACATAAATAGCAAGTATTCACCTCGAAAAAATTACATTGGAGGCCGTGTATATGAGTAACATTAGAAGACTTTTTGTAGAAAAGAAGGATGCCTTTGCTGTCGAAGC